ACCTTGTGACCAGAATGACTGCCAGGATCAATACTGCTTTTAAAACCTCAAATAAAATATCATTCATCTAAAATTCCTCCCTTTCTTCGTCCGGTTGCGACGTCGCAACTCCATCATCCTCTTTTGTTTTTCCATCCGTGCCAAAACGGTATTTCCGGCTGTTCTCTTCTTTTGCTTTCCATATGATAAAGCCGGTATGTATGCCAAGCTCCGTGTATGCCCATTGCGGGATACTGCAGAGCGGTGACAGGTCTGCAATCGCCAATATTCCGCTTAGTGCTGTAACGCCAAGGATTGCTGCCATTATCAAATGTACTGCCACGAAATTGTAAAAATAGAGCCTGTCCGTGAACCCGCGCCTCTTCATCATCTTCCGCATTTCTCACCCATTCCCTTCGAGGTCATCAATGCGGTGGTTTGCCACTTTTATCTTTTCTTCCTGCAGTGCGGTAAGCTCTTCCAGTTTATAGGTGCGCTCTATGACATTGTTGTGCTTGTCCACCTTTTCCTCAAGCTTTTTCAGCCTGTATTCGATCAGGTTCCTTGTTGAATTATTCTGGTAATGGTTGTTTACCATGCAGACTCCCAGTGTGACAATTCCTGTTATTGCTGCCGCTATGATCGTTTCCATATGCTCTTCCTCCCTATGATGCTTCCTCCCCCAGCATGGTCTCTACTGCTTTCCTCCATTTTGCCGGGACTTCCCCGATCTCCATGATCCCTGCCCTGATGCGTTTGTAATAGATCTTTGCCATATCCTCACCCCGCTTCCTTATTCCATCATTTTGCCAAGCTCGGCAACCGCATCTTCTATGTCAGATATATTTTCCGCAAGCTCTATGACTGCTTCCGACAATTCTTCATTTGTAGCAACGGACATCGCTTCTTTTCTTCTCTTCTCCTGTTCGGCAAGTTCCTCTTTTGTCGGGATGTAAGGCTCGGGAACCGGAACCGGTTCGGGTGCTTCCGGTTCCTTATATACACTCCCGTCATTGCTGAACTGCACGCCGTTTTCAACTTCACGGTATATGGTCGTGTATGCGCTGTAGTCCCAGTTATCGCCGAAACCGGGGCGGGACAGGGCAAACCCTCCTGTTTCAACAGGGAAGTCCCCTGTCACTTCTACAACATTGTCACTTATTGTCTTAAAGCTGACTTCGTGTGTTTCATTTTTTTCTTTGTATTTCAGGTATAACATATCTTTCTCCTTTCATGATTGATGGTGTCTGCTACTTACCTGCAATGGTTCGCTAAAGATTAATTTAGCGAATAGTATTAGTCAGATAAATAGCAATTTATGTTACAAAGCAGGTGATACCATTGGCAGAATGGATACGCTTATGTGGCTTTCTGGTACCATAACTACAGGAAACAAGGATATATTCATGTTCATACCAATTAACAAACCTATCGTTGGCAATAAAATCCAATTTAATTTGTATAATCTTGTAGTACGGCAAAATGGTACATATTTATATCAATCCTATAATACCGAAATTGTGGATGTGGAAGTTTCCACAATCCTTTTTCCAAATTCCGGGATATACCTTACATTGACTAAAGAAAGCGGCTGGGGCGGTACAAATAATGATGTCGCCAGCGTGGCAATTTCCTTTACAATTGATATCAGTTAAAAAATAATAATTAAGCCTAAATATATACAATAGATAAACTGATGCTCGTTTTGCTATCGAATGTACCAACGTTACTCATAATGCTTATCAAGCCATTAATATTTAAGTATGGTTGTATAATGTCAGAATTTTTTAAAAGCCCCCAATTATGTATATAAAAGCTTAATATCATTTTATTGTCCGGAATCGCCAAACCAAGACTTGCATAATATTTCCCACTCGTAGATTCCACCCACTCTAAACTGTTGAGTAATATATTTGGTGTTGTAAATAATTTTGGAGTTAAATTGCTATTTATCTGACCAATACTATTCGCTAAATTAATCTTTAGCGACTTGATGGCAGTTGCCCCTGCAACCATTTTTTCGCTTGTATTGGCATCGATCTGCTCTTCTGTCGTTAATATATCCGATTCTGCAAGGATCCCCGATACAGAAACAAGATTACCACTATACTTTTCTATCATGGCAGATTTCCCACTGTTGCTCTTTAACAAAACCGAATGAAGCATGTCTGCTGATTGTATCTCATTTGTTCTTAGGCTTGTGGTTGTTAACCCTCCCGTCATTATATCCCCATCTTTTTTTACAGCCCCAAGCGTATCCGCCGTGGGCTTGTCGGACAGGTCGTTAAAGCTGCCCGAGAACGCAACCGCTTTTAAGTCGGAAAACCACTTTTTAATCTTTCCGAACAATATTTTTGACTGTTCTCCGCTCTCGATATTTTCCCTTGCTTTTGCCTCTTCGAATTCTGATGTGGAATCAGATATATTTCCATCCGCAATTCCTTTTGCAAGTATCTGCCAGTATTCACTCTGCTCTTGCGGTTCATTTCCAACCGTTACTTTTTTTGCTACATAAGAACTGTTTTTAAAGTACGCCACATCCATGGCATTATAAACGCGCTCGGGGGAATAATCTCCTGTGAAAATTAAAAGCACCCTCCCCGCATTTTCTGTTAAATTCGATTCTGCCATTATACCGTCAACCCCCAATCTAAGTTTCCTGTTGCTGTGTTTACCATAAATGCAAACCTTGTTCCGCTATAGTAAAGGCATCCGTCATCAAAATTGATTCCAAAAGCCGGAAGACCTTTGCTGATATTGTCCAACGAGTTATTGATCGTATTTATGATGTCGTTCCCTGCACGCTCTGTTTTTTCATAATACTCCCGAGACAATGCGGCACTATTCTGTGACTGATTGCTGTAATATTGGGAATTGTCAATGCTGTCTCCGTCCCTTACTGTATCACTGGTTCCGACTGCCCAGGATTTAGATAAATTTGCCATTTTAGCAGATTCTTCTTCGCTTTTAGCAGCCAAATCCCTGCTTAATTCCGCTGCGTTCTCGCTGTCTTTTGCCGCCGTCTCGCTTGCTTTTGCATTTGTTTCTGACAATTTAGAGGCTGTTTCACTTGCTTTTGCATTGTCTGCTGCCATTTCTGCATCGGTTTTGTATTGTTCTGATTTTGTTTCACTCGTAGCAGCATTCATTTCAGATTTTTTAGCGTTTTCCGCACTTTTTTCTGCATTTGCTTCACTCTCGGCAGCTGCATTTTTATTTGCCTCTGTCTTTGCAACCTCAACACGGATATCGGCAAGATAATCAGGACGCAAGTGCTTTTCCTCTATGCTTCCCTCTTTGACGGCAGACGAAACCTTTCCAGAGGTGTCAACGGAATGTGCTATAGTATCACTGTCTAAAAATTCATAATCCGTAATGAAAGATGACAAATCCACAGGCTGCTCTGTCCCGTCAGCGGCAATCACATATAAAATCTGTGTGTTTTCGTCAAACCGGAAGTTTACAGAAACCTTTGCAAGCCCGGTATTAACCGTTGCTGTCGAGCCGTTATAATATGTTATTGTGATTACGCCTGTGCTGTAGTCAAATGCAAATCCTTTTATAAGCGTCTGTGCATCTGATACATTAAATTTTGTTGTGTCATGGGCAATCACACGGTCATCTATTAAATCAATGGACTTGTCCATTTTGTTAAGGTTCCGCTCATTGATCGGTGTTTTGTCGCTTGGTCCGTTTTCCCAATCGATGTTATTATGAGCTTTCTGCATCGTCTTTTACCTCCTTAGCGTTTGCAGCCGAATCCCGTTCTTTTATTTCAAAAATCATTTCATTATTTGCTTTTTGTTCTTCTTCCTCATATATTTCTTTCAATACCATTCTTTTTACTTCACTTGGAAGCCTGTTTGCATCTATGTATTTTCGGACTGTGAGCTTGAATTCCCTGATCTCTATGTTTTTCACTGTTATCCCTCCTAGCTTTGGCACAGCACCGTATACGAAGTTCCTGATACATTTATTGTTTTCCAGTTTGCCGAGTTTGATATGACCGTTCCTGGGGAAGTGCCAACTCTTATTTGCGTTGTGACATTTAGTATGGTTGCCGCAAGTTCATTTCCTACAACGACGTAGTTTGCTTTTGACAAAGCAGATGTGATCGTGTTTGCATCTATTTTGTCTGCTTTTATGTATCCTGCCGATGTCCAGTTTTTGACTTCCATATAATCAGCCTTCACCGTAGAAGCATCTATTTTTTGCGCTATCAGGTTCTGCAGTATAGCCGTTGTCGCGTTAAGCTGTTCTATTGTTGCTTTTTGTGCTATCAGTTTTCCTATTGTTGCGTTGCTGGCAACCAGATTGTCAAACTGGTCTTTTGCTGTCCCGCTTACTCCAAAACCACTGCTGAAACTTCCATTTCCACTCTTAATATTAATGCCCGTAAACGTTGCGTTCCCGCTTCTCGTTATGCTAAAATTCGCTGCAGATATTCCATCAGAACCAATGCTTATCCCGCCTATCGTTCCCTTCGTTGCTGTTATTTTGCCGTCTTCTGTTAACTTAAAATAATCAGAGGTGATTTTTATCCGGTTTGCCGAAATGGAAATGAGCCCTGCTTCCTGGCTTATCTCAGAAGAAACCGTTCCTTTTGTAACTTTTGTAGCTATATTTTCCGCATTGATCGTGATGGATGCAGACAGTTTTCCTTCTTCGCTTTTTGCGCGGGTAACTTCTGCAGTGATATTGTCTGCATTCTGTGTTATGCGGCTTGACAATGCCTGGTTTACGTTCTCCACTTCTGTTCGTATCTGATCTGCAGTCTGCGTTATTGTGCTTGCCAGTCCCTGCTCTACATCTTTTATCTGCAGATTTGTTTCTTCGATGTTCCGCTCTAAGACATTGCTTTTCCCCTTTAGCTGTATAATGGACCTGTGTATCCCGTTTACTTTTTCTGCGTACTTTTCCACGCCTTCTGCCGAATAAGCATCCCTTAGTGCCTGTATGCCCTTTAGTGTCCTCTGCAGGATATAAGTCTCAACCATCTCGTATTTCGTAACGATCCTTATCGGGTCGCCGACTTCAAAGCATAAGTTCCCTTTTACATCCGCGCTGAACGGACGGTAAACAATGTCGGTTATCTTATTAAAAATATTGTTTGCAATTTCCCAAAGCTCGCTGCTGCCCTTACCGTAAACAAGGAAATTATCCTCGATGATGTAACAGTTATCACCGTCTTTCCCTACGATCGTGCCGATGTCGTTCTCTTCCCTCCGGATCTGCAGTCTGTTTATAGTCGATGCCCTGTAATCCTCAAAACAGCAGCTTATATAGCTTCCCTTTGCCCCGACCGGCGCGGTCTTTACCTCCCTGGGATATAGGTCATCTGCAGGATACAGGTCATTTGCCGGATACAGCCCATCAATATCCTGTTCAAGGTAAATATAGTAAAACTTCCCGTCCCTTCCAATATGCCCGAAGCAGCCGTTTATTTCACAGATTGCCGTGATCACATCCCTGCCGCTCAATTCTGCTGGCTCGATCGTCTTGGCTATTTCCATACTGTCATTTACAAGGCCGTCCTTGGGCAATACTGCCTCTAAGCCAAAATATTCCATGAAGCTTGTACGGAACTGTTTCATTGTGAGTACACTGTCCGCATCCGGCAGTATTGTGTTATACCATTCCGCTACATTTGTGTTTATAATGTCATACATTGCATCATAAGCCACGATATCCCTCCACTGCCTGTCTGCCGTCACTTTGTCCTCTGCAACTTTATATCTTCCTATCATAAATACTTCATCGGTGTGATTATCGAGATACACTTTTACAGTGACCCATTTGTTTTTCATGGGCACTACGATATTTGCCACTTTAAATTTAATGAAACTTGCTTCACAGCTGCCAAAACGGAGTTCTTGTTCAGAACATAGACTTTCTTCCAATGTAAAAGACTGTGAAAACAAATCTTCATTCGTTATTGTCGTATTATCAAATTGTATTATTAGTTGTTTATCAACACTTCCCTGCTGAAATAAATCGAAATATTTATAATCGATCATACTGCACCTCAATACTCCACAAATGAAAAAGTCACAGGTGCATAAACCGCTTCGCCTCCGGCCGTTCCACACGGGCTTATTTCTGTATTGGAATCCAAATAAAAATGCCCCTCCTTATAACAAAAATGTTCCGTGTCATAATAAGAGCATTGCGCGTCCCTTTCTTTTTCATTCTGATAATTGCTTACTATCCCGTTGACAAGTTCCTCCATCTCACTTTCATACAGTTTTCCGGTTGAAAACTCTACCGTTGTTCTTGTATGGGCCAGGGTATTGCGGTTGGTTTCTCCATTTCCATCCTGATAAGAATCCAGGTCGAGCCTCCTGTTAGGTACAATATGTATACTGTCAGCGTCTATGTATTTACCTGGGATAGTATAATTTCCAAACCGGAACAGATAACCTCCATATGCCATGCCATTCTCTCCATACAGGACCGGAATGGTCCTTATTTCCTTTTACTCTCAATCTTGTATTCCTCTTTGACTGCTTTATAAACATCACTTTTGTCATAAGTGGCTCTGATATCAAGTTCCCCGATCAGCTGCGCAAACATTCTCACCGTTTCCGCCATGATAGACCGCATTTCAGCAGCAGTCAGCCCGCCGCCTGCACTTCCCTGGGTATCCACCTTTTCACTGACCCTGTCTGCAATGGCATCCCGCCACCCTAAATTTCTTTCCAGCGGAACTACTGCTTCTTTTTTATAATTCTCGCCCATCATTGCAAGAGTTGGAGAACTGATGATACCGCCTTTCGCAAAACGCGAGGGATTTATGTTTTTCTGCGCCATTTTTGAGCTACCGCCGATATTTTGCACTATTCCCGTACCAGCGCCAAGCCCTGCCAAGCCTGCGCCCTCTGTCTGTACTTTACCAAACAATCCCAAAAGATTGTCAATCAAGCCGGTTATTTTGCTTATGGCACCTTCAATCGTATTTAAAATACTGTCAAAAACTCCGGAAACCGTATTTTTGATGCCGCTCATCACATTGCTCCAAGTGTTCTTTACCGCATTTAAGCTTCTTTCATTTGCTTCTTTTACATTATCCATCACAGAACGAACCGTAGACTTAATAGCATTAAAGATAGTTTTTACAAGACTAATAACCCCATTAAATGTAGACTCAAATACTGCTTTTATCTTTGCTAATTTATCATTTATATAACCGCCTATAACTGAAATAACAAGTTCTACTACTCCTTTGATCGTATCCATGGTTCCTATAACTATTGTGGTAATCCCGTCAAATGCTCTTTCCCAATCTCCACTAAAAACTCCGGTTAAAAAATCAATAACGCCTTTAAAAAAATCAACCAGCCCTGAAAATATATCCATAATCGCACCTATTACATTAACAACTGTATTATATATATTTTCAAAAATAGGCATAACTACAGGGAGCACATTTTGTATCAGCCACTCTTCAAAGGGTTTTACAATGTTTTCCCATAATGCTTTTATCAAGTCTGCAATACTTCCGAATAAATCTGCCACTTTATTCATATATGGCTGTATATGTTCTTTCCAAAGAATATCAAATTTTTCTGCCCATTCCTCCAAAATTGGCTGAACAGTACCATTCCAAAATTCAAGGAATTTACCAACCATATCAGATAATCCTTGCGCATTAGCGTCAAATACAGGCTTGAAATGTTTGTCAAATACTTCAATTAACTTGTCGAAAGTATCATCAATTCCTTGTTTTATTGTTCCTGTTACCTCTGCCAGAATCCCAAGAAATCCTTCCAAGGCTGTACGAAATCTCTCTTTATTATCCACAAACGGCTGAATAATTACATTTGCAACATCATGGAAAGTTTTTAATACAAATTCGCTGATTCCCATAAACGCATCAGCAAATATTCCGATAATGTTGGCAGTTAATTGCTGTCCGTTCTCACTTCCGAAAGCTTCAAAAATATATGCTATGGATTCACAGGCTTCGCCAATCTGTAAAGCAATCTCGCCCGCGATATCAAAAACAGAAACCAGTTTTTCTTTCAAAAACCCTTTATTCTGTTCAAGGTACTTATCTATACCGCCGGCAAGATTCTGCGCGATCGTGGTACCGATAGAAACAACCGAACCCACGACCTGTCCCAAAGCATAAGCGATGCTGTCAGCGCACTTATTTGCGGCTGCCACAACCTCCGGAGCCGTAAATATACCGGCCAGGCTGTCCCTGATACCCTGCAGATGCTCCCTGATATTATTGAGCCTTTCTGTAAAACTCTCCCCGAGCCCCGCCTTGAATCCTTCTTTGAATAAATTCCCCAGTTCCCCTAACCGCTTTATCATGCTGTCAAGGACAGGGTTTATCCTCTGCTCTGCCTCCTGGGCTTCATCAGCGCCTTCTGCAAGTGAGCCAAAATCCACACTGCTGCCCGCTGCACTTCCTGAACCGGAATCGCTTGTCTGTATATTGTTGAGTTTGTCAAAGCTCATAAGCCCTTTCATTTTTTTAGCAGCTTTTTCCGCGGCACTGCCGACACCCTCTGTGGCGCCTTCCAGCTCTTCTACTGATCCCGTTGTCTCCTCAATCCCTTTACCGGGGGATGATTTGTTCCCGGTAAGCAGCTCTGTAAATGATTTAAAGGCATTTGCCAGTGTGGCGATCCTGGAGATCACCGCATTTATTATCTTGATGACCGGCGTGAGGAGATTGATAAGCCCCTGCCCGATTGTGGCCATAACAGAATCGATCTGCAGTTTCAGGATCCTTACCTGGTTTGCCCAGCTGTCAGATGTCCTTGCAAAATCCCCCTGTGCCGCTGATAATTGTTTCTGCACAAAGGAGTACCGCAGTGCTGCCTTTTCCGCCTCTGACATGGCGCTTGTTGTTTTTCCCCACCCATTAGCCAGGGCATAGGAATCAAGCGCCGTCTGTGTCATGACAACGCCTAAATCTTTAAGGGATTCCGTTTCCCCGGTGAATACTGACTTTAGTTTTGTGTAAGCCTCTTCCTGTGAGATGTTATAAAACGAAGCAACATCACCCGCCAGCCCTGTCAGCGTGGTCCCCATATCATAAGCCTGTTTCTCGGTAAATCCAAATGCCTTTGCCATGGCTCCGAATGTTCCGGTATACCTTTTTGCCATGGTTTCTGACAGCCCAAAGGAAGCCGCCGCGCTTTTGGCAAATTTATCCACCTGTTCTGTCATTTTCGGGAATGTGACATCTACCACATTCTGTACCTCTGCCAGATCGGAGCCAAGCTCAATGCACTTTTTACTGAAATCCACTAATTTTTTGATTGAAAATGCTGCTGCCAGCGCCGCTCCGGCTTTCTTTGCCATGCCTTGGATGCCCCGCATCTGCCTGTCAAATCCGTTTCTGTTCACTACCAGGTCAAGCCCAATCTCACCTACGCTAAACGACATTTTTTTCACCTGCCTTTCTGTTCAGGGACAGGCACGCCGGCACAATGTTCAGCCCATTCCTGCCATTCTGATAAATGCATTCTTTAACTGTTCAAGCACCTGTTCCCTGTCTGTGGCTGACACATTTACCTTTCTGTGCCTGGTTCTCCATTCATTCCTGATCCTGTTTTGTTCCACGGTAAAATATTTCAGGACATCCCCATCCTCCTCTGCCCTTAACGACACGGTCCGCCCAAGCGGTGTCTCCGGTCCTATCCCAATGAGCAGGGCTCTGAATTCGTCCCATTTCATGGTGTCCAGCTGTTTTGATAACCTTATCCCGTACTGAGCCTGAAACGAAGCTACAACAAGGTCAAAATCTTCTATCAGGTCATAGTACGGGTCACTTCTTCCCCCTGCCCGTCTTCTCCGACTACCAGATTCATGGAAATTTCAATAACCTTCATGAAATCTTTGAAAGGCAGATTTAATTTATCTATTTTTTTACGATCCTCTTCACAAAACAGTATCTCATACGCCCCAATGGACGCTTCTGTCTCTGTTTTGCTTGAAAACAGGCCCATGATCTCGAGCATGCTCTTTGCATCAGCGTTTACTTCATACTGCTGCTCCTTTATCATGATCTTTGGGTTTTGGTCAAAACTCAATTTATCTGTGATGTCAACTACTTTTGCCATATTAATCTCCTCCATAAAAACAGCTGCAGGTCTTCCCTGCAGCCTTATCAGTTACCATTTACGCAGCCGGCGTTACTTTCGGCTTGCCGTTGCTCAGTGCCTCAAATTCCAGCGGTGCAACACCAGTGGAATCACCGGCGCCGATATTGGTTACATTAAATACACAGCCCTCAAATTCCACCAGGGTCCCGTCGGGAAATGTCCAGCCAAGATATCCTTCTGCGTCCCTTCCGTTCAGGAACGCAAGCCCGGCAACATAATCATTTCCCGGATCACCCACATTCCGTTTCCCGTTAATGCTGATCGTTACGGATTTCGCCGTAAGCAGCCTCCTTGTCCAGCCTCCCTGGTCAAACGGCTTCCACTCTTCAACGCCGTTATCAAACGACACGCTGAAAGTCTCCATGTCGGCGATGGCTGTCGCGCCGTCCTTGTCCACGCCGATCTTAAACTGATTCTCATATACCGGATATACTCCTGTTTTAGTCTGCGACATACCTTAAACCTCCTTGCAATAAATAAAATCCAGCCATATCACATACTCATATATTCCGTTGTCATCCGTTCCCACATCCTGTGGCTCCGGAACCATCAAACGGATAAACGGTATCTGCATGCTGCCTATTGTTGTCCTTGTTCCATTCCGTATCTTTTCAAACAGTCCGAATGCTGCTTTTTCAGTCTCCTCCTTATCCTTATTCCAGTGGATCAGTAAGGATACCGGCCGGATATCATAAGACGAATACTGTTCTCCCCCAAGTGCCGTAACCGGAGGCCCTTCCCTTTTCCGCGGATAAACACCTATGGATTTTTCCTTCTTATTATCCAGCCTGCCTATATATACATTCTGCGTGATATCCATGTGGGCGATATATTCCTGGATGTCTGAAAGCTTAAGCATCATAGTCCCGCCTCCGACCGGTAAAAGTTTTTATAAGCATTCACTGCAAACTTCTCCTCCTTTCCTCCCGGCATCCAGTCCTCATACCACTCACCCTTTGCATTCGGGTTTTCCGTCTTTTGGAAATGATATTCCGGATGGTAATACAGCCGTCTTGCATAAGGCGTACTCGTGACAACGGAAACAGTGCCTTGTGCCGATCTGCTGCAGTCTATAAAGGTGCTTTCATTCTGCATGGCGCCTGTATCACGCGGCATTACCTGTGCCTGGAGCACTTCCGTGCGCAATAGTGCATCTGCAGTCTTTTCCAATGCTGTTATCTGTGCCCCTGTAAGGTGCTTAAGGGCCATCCTGTTAATGTTCACTGTCGAATTTACCCGGAGCATTATTTCACCTCCAATCTGCAGTAATTCACACTCCCATCAGGGTTCCGCGCCTTCATCCCCTGTTCGATCCGGCGCATATTGCCAAAGACTGTCACTGTCCCGCCGCTCAGAGACGGAAAGTCAGGGGCAATATCGCCGGGGAACAGCGCCGTCCCCGTTATCTCTACCAGCTTTTTTTCTGCAGTGAGGACCGTTCTTGCCTTATCCTGAAAATTACATTTTAAATGGATCTCAAGGGTCTTTAGGGGCTTTCCTTTATTATCCAGTTCTTCCGATTCCAACAGCACAGTGATATCAGTCTTACATAACTTTTTTGGCACAAGGCATGGGTATTTCATCTTCCCACCGCCATTCTGCTGCAGAGTCCTGTCTGGCAGAGCAGCGAATAATCATCCCGTTTCATGGCAACCCCCTTATCGATAAAAATGTTCCATGAATTCCCGAACTGTGCCGAAACGCCGTTGATACTGTAGGACTGCAGGATCGTTTCTAACTCATCCGCATTTTCATACTCAAAATCGGCCTGCCTGCACACCGTCTCCTGTATGATCTCCCTCTGGAACTCCGTAAGATTTGAAAACCCCCTGCCGGCTATCCTGTTGTAAGTCAGGGAATCAATGTGCCGGCTGGCATCCCGGAGTTTTTTTTCAAGTTCTTCATCCGGGACACTCTCCCCCTTATAAGTCTGAAGGTAATATTCGGGTGTAACATATGAGACATACGCCATCTTACCGTCCCCCTCCTGTTCCGCTCTCCCTGATCTTTTTCATGATGCCTGAAATACTGGATGCCTGTCCGGTATCAATGCCACGGATACCCGCATATTCCTTCAGGATTCCTGCCACCTCGTCATCATTTTTATTGTCCCTGCCGGACCGTATGTCTTCCAGTTCTTTCCTGGCCGACTCAAGTTCTGCCTTCATCTCCATATATTCCTCCACGGAGACTGTTTTCCCTCTGCCGTAAGTGACAACATTGCCGTTCCCATCCACAATATCAAAACCGGCATCCTGATAAAACTTCACCTGTTCTTCCGTGATCGCATATTCCTTATTTCCTTTTACTGCCTTCATCTTAGTTTTCCCTCCTTATTCCGTGACGTTCATCGCACAGCCTTCAACCTTCTTTTCCAAAAGGAACAGGTCACCGAAATTTCGGTTTTGATAAAGATACCCGTCTGCTGTCCTTGAATCGGTTCCGGGCGTAAACAGTTTGATGTAGCTATACTTATCGCGGCATACAACACATGAGGTATGGATCAGTATCCAGTTGATCTGCTTCGCATCTGTAGCTGCAGTACAGCCGCTCGTAAAATCATACTTTGTCTTCATCCTTGCCGCCGGCACCATCCTGATCGCCACATCATCAATACTGTGTACCTTACGGTTGATGGTAGACGGGGTATTGATACTCATCACACGCTGCAGCCCTTCCGCCTCTTTCACGATCTTATTTAACTTCGGCGTAACATAGAGCATGCGTCCTTCCTCCGGTACCCCTGCTTCATCCATGATAGCCATTTCTTCGTCAAATGCATCCAGAAAGACCGCAGGCGTGATGACTGTCGTGTCGATCCTGCCGCCATACGCGGACAATTCTGCGTGAAGCTTCGAATACCTGTAGGAATCCTTCTCCGGGATCGCCTGCTCCTCCTCAAATGTATTCTGGATGTTTGCGACAGATAATGCGAGGTTTGTCTCGTCAATGTCCATGGGGTCGATCCAGAATTCAACGTCCCTGTCATGCTCCAGTCTTTTTGCCTCCCAGTCATTTGACAAGGTCCCGGAATTGAACCCCGGTGTCCTCGTGTGGTCCTTATAACCGGACACTGCTATCTTCGGAAGCTTGATCGTCTGTGCATTGATAAACCTCACCTGCTGGTTGCTCTTTGTGAGGGCATCCGAGCATAACTCCTTTGCGTACTTCTGCTGGAGCAGATTTGTAAAACTTTCTGCGTAGTCATATACTGCCATTTTTTCTATTCCTCCTTATGATTACGACAATCCAAATGCATGTTTCAGGGCATCCTCATCTGAATGGTTCTGGCTGCCCCCGCCGGATGGGCCGCCAACCTGTCTGAAGCCTGCCCCTTCCTGCGGCTGCGGCTTTAACTGCGGCACATCCTCAATGACCTTATTCAGTGCATTTTTAATTGTCTCTCTGTTGATCTTCCCGTCCTGCCCTGCTGCCTGGCTGAAATCTGCCATCTTGAGGACATACGGGATTGTCTTTGCGTCAAGCCCCATGCTTACCGCCTCCAGTATCGCCGCATTTTCAATCTGCGACTGCTGCACTTGCGACTGTGCCTGCGCAAGCTGTGCCTGTACGGCGTTCACGTCCGGCTGGTTTTTTGCCTTTTCTGCCTTGAATGCAGATATCGCCTGCTCAACCTCCTGCTGGCTGAGCCCCTGCTGCCTGAAATATGCTTTTAGTGCCGTATCCTCTTTGGCTGCAAGTGTCCCGTCAAGCATCTGCTGTATCTTGGCATAATCAACTGCCTGGCTTCCGGAATTCGTGTCTGCCGGCTGGTTTCCGCCCTGTCCGGCATTTCCCTGGTCTGTTGCCCCCGGCTGGCTTCCGCTGTTATTTCCGCCGCCGCCCGCGGGCTCGGCAAAGAACTGCAAGTTCATTGGAAATGATCCTCTTCTCATAAAATACCTCCATTTTTAGGGTGTCACCCTGTAGCATCCATTTTCATCAGTGTCACTGTCCACGCACCTTTTATCCTCATATCGTGTTTGGAGCATAAAAATAACAGCCTATCCGGCTGCCTCTTTACCGTTTCCTTTCTCTGGCTTGATTTCCTCCACAAGCCCGAGTGAGATAAGCTTTTTTGCCCGGTCTTCTTTCAGGGTCAGGGTACTGTTCTGCTTTCGCAGTTCTAACCCCTTCTCTTTGTCCCTGAAATCATGCCTTACCCTTACTTTCAATTTGCCACCTCCCCGTTGCACCGGTGCAACTTTTATTTTCAGATATAAAAATACCACAGATAAAACCTGTGGCACCCTTAAATCTTCATATTGTGACTTCTGGCATATTCCTGCTCTTCAAGAAAGGCCTCATATTCTGCCCTTGCACTCTCGGGCATGTCCTCACGTACTCCTGTCATAGTCCCCGTTTCATCAGTTATGATATACTTCCAAAAATCTGCATCCCCAAATTCTGTCATTCCATTCTCCTTTCCAGCACTTTCACTATCTGTCTTGATAGGATTGAAGCATTATAGCCATTCATGTAATAATCCGCAACCGCTTCAGCAATAGTCTCCGAGCAGTCTTTTAAAGAATACCCGGATATTTCTGATCTTAATTCCTTCAGTGTCCTCCCTGTACCTATCCTCTGGTATGCCATTGATACAATATCATCTGCGTAACCACCCTTTTTATAAAGATTATATATATCTTCCACCGGCAGGTTCGGGTTTTCATTTCTTATTAATGTAAGTTCTAACAAATGCCCTGCTTCATGATATCCCGCCCCTATCAGGCTTCTGTCCAAAGACTTGTATATCTTAGGATTTAATGCCAATTCTCCGTTGGGCGCAAATGCCGCTTTACCTCTTTCACACGTATTGATCCCGCTGAAAAACTCCCTTGCCTTAGGAAAGTCATTCATCACAGTTTCAAATTCTGTAAGTGTCTGGCTCACCTGTTTTATATCCAGTTTCTTTACGTCTTCATCTATGGTACCATTATACGTCTTCCTTAAATAATTTTCCAGTTCTTTGTAATCATTAAAACGTTGTGTTGCTTCACGGTTCCATTCATGAGACCGCAAAGCATATTGTCTCCTGTTTTCTCCATCCAATGAGTACTTTGCCATCCGGTCAAACTTATCTGCTTGTCTTCTTGCATATTTGCGCTCTTCCTCTTTACTATTTTCTTTCTCTATATCCTGGATTTCTTTTTTGGTAAATTGGTTATCCGGCGGAGTGCTGATTCCTTCAAAATATGTCGTATGGCTGTCTCTGCATCTTGGATGGTAAAGCCCTGCTGCCACTGCTGTACTCATGAGCGGATATGGCCCATCCGATCTTTTGCCGCCTGACCACACATCATCTATCATTATTTTCCCAACCCACGGCAGGCATTTCAGGCATGGATTCCCACGTTTGTTCATGATCACAGTGGAAATCCCCCACTCCTTTCTTTTTTCGCCCTCTCCGGTAAGATAAGCACGTTTACACGCTGTCCTGACCGCCATATCCGCATAATCTGCCAGCGCGTGGCGTGCCCCATTGGAATACTCCACACAGTTCAGTCCTGCAGACAGCATATCCTTTGTCGCCATGTCTACGGCTTTCTCATATGTGCCTGCCCCTGTATTGGCATATACCTGTGCATGGAATATGGCCTGCCGGTATTTATCGTTTGCCATCCTGAGGATTGCCGTTTCCGCTTTTTTCATGTCATCCACAGTGGCTTTTATCAGGGCTTCCAGTTTTCTGTCATTTGTGCGGAAAAACTGTGCGGTCATGGCGTCAGCCGTTTTTTTGCAGCCTTTAAAGCCATTTTTGACCGCTTCCAGGATTTCTATCTCCTGATCCATGCCTCCGCTCTCCCTCGCAGTCCTGATTAATGCATCGATCTGTCTGTTGATATCTGCGAACCGGGTTTTGTACTTCTTCTGATTCCTGGTCTTGTACTGTTCCAGGCTTTTCAGCTGCTCAGCCTGCCATTGTGACCACTCTATTCCCTTGTCGGTCTCTTCAGCTTTATGCCGGTCCATATTGCGGATCATGGAGGATATCAGTTCTTTTTCAATTGCTTCAAAGGCTTTTCCGATATCATATTCATCCATCGCTATCCCCCGTTCTTATGTACCTTGAATCCCTGCTGTCTGAACTGCCTTGTAAGCTCTTTTAGTTTCGTCATACTGTCACAGTGGTCGCACCGGAGCTCTGCATACCCTTTTTTCTCAACAGCATATATTCCAAACGGAACCTGTTCACTTGCTATTTTTAACAAGCCCCGGTACTCCTCCTGGCCCATCCGGTATAGCCTGTTCATTACTTTTACCTGCATTCTGTATTCCCTCTTCCATAAAACTTTCTGCATTTTCCCTTGATATTCCCAATGTAGCGGTTATGATAGAGATTGCCTCGCTTCTCGAAACGCTTCCCTCTTTTACCATTTTAATGACATTCATGAGAGATGCTATCTGCGCCCCGTTCAATGTGCCCTGCGTCAATTCCTGTCCAGCCCCATCCATATTGACGGCCGGCTCCTCAACTTCTGCGATTCCCTGTTCCGCTTTCAGCCTTGCGATTTCATCCATCTTCCACTCATCATCCTTGCTGTCCCCATACAGCTCCTCCACACAGGCTTCAATAGACATGATCCCCTGGGCCTTGCCTTTTCCTACCGTCTCCACCTGGCTCTCAAAGCTTGGGTTTGCGTATTCCCCGAATGGTATTGTTACGCTTATTTCCTCGACTGCCTTTTTGATGTTCACGTTATAGGCATTGATACAGGCTTTTACCAGTTCCGGTATGGTCTCCTGTATGGCTTCTATCGCCGCATTTCTCGTATACAGGGTTGCTTTTTCCTTCTCCCTCTGGGCCTCTGCATTATCCAGCTTTTTCACATCAATCCCAAGAGTGCTTGGTGATATGATGCCCTGCAGGCACAGATCCAGCGCCGTACTATAGGATGCCAGATAACTTTCATGCGGTATGCCGGGCTGCTCTACGTCTATTTTGTTCTGCGCACTTTCGGCCATATCGTTATCGGTCCTTAGATATCTGTTGTCGAAAGGGTTAGGTTTTAATACTTCTCCCGAAAGAGGATTCCTTGGCAGGAAGCATTCGGGTATGTATTCTTTTGCCCGTCCTGCCCTTAATGCGTCCATCCATTGGCTCCATACTTCATCAAATGCATCGAAGCTGTCCAGCTTCCCGTCAAAGATGGACCCGCCGCGCCCTTCAAACTTGCTGCTGTCAAAAATATTAAATGGAACCGCCATTATGAGTTTCTTGTCAAACTCCCAGTCCGACAGATGTTTCGTAGCATCTATCGCCTTAAAGTCGACCAGGTTTTCCCCTTTAAACAGTTCGTTCCTGATATAACCGTACCCATAATGCTCGTGTAAGATATATTCCTGGTCCCTGTCAGTATACAGTGTTTTAAAGATGACCTCCTTTACCCTGTCCCTGTACCGTACAATCTCGATCCGTTCGCCTGGATACCATTCGATGATGGGATAATCACTCATTTCCGTGTCGATCGTTACCTTGAAAGCGCCGTCTCCTATGTACATGGTCTCCTGCAGGCACTTCTCCATCTTTTTACGGAATTTATTCTCTTTTTCTATCTGCTTCCATAAAGCCTTATGTTTTTCCTCTACAAATTCATATTCGTTCATATCGGTTAGTATGGCCGAGGTAAGCGTCCTTATGATCAGCCCCGGAAGCCCTGTGTGTATCTTGCGCATTTCCATTCCGGGCGTGCATCTGCTTCCCCAGAACTTATATTTATCTGCGTATTCTGTCAGGCTCTGGTACATCTGCTCCAGCTCGTTTCCGTCTCCCCTGAACCAGATACGGTTCCTGATCGCGCTCATCTCAAAGTCCAGCACCTCATTGATCTGGATATTATAGGGGCTTGCAGGCACAATGTTCAGCCATGTCCTGATCCCTTTTTTAATGCTTTCGCTCATTTTCTGTATCAGCCCCACTTTCCCTTCCCTCCTGTTCGAAGCCTATCAGGCTGCGGTATGGTATCCACGCATACTGGTTTGCATTGATCGTATGGTCATTTCTGTCCTCCGGCTTATCTTTTTCCTCGTCCCAGCTGTAGACATCTATCTCGTGCAGATGGTTTATACAGGTATCTGCGACCAGATAACACCCCTGTTGTATCCATCCAAGCTGCAGGTTGATCCTGTCAAGGACCCCAACCTTTTTGTAAGAATCCAGAAAATTATAAAGGCATCCGTGCAGCCGCTTATACTTCTTTAATTCTGTAATGGTCGCCTGGTCTGCATTGTCTATGAATACATCCTTTGCAAATCCCCACTTATTGCGGCATATGTCAAGAAAACCAATGAATTTGACTGCCGTATCTGATGGTGCGAGCGGTATTGCCAAATCCGCATTGTTATAAGTCTTCTCCTCCAGCGTTATCAGTTTTCTGTCATATGTTATCCCCTGGAATATCATGGCTATCGTATCCGGCGACTTGCTCGAATAGGAGGTATCAAGCCCTGCCGTAAACTTCCTGATGCGGATTTTGCCGCTTTTTATCTGCTCCTGAACCCACTGCCATGGCACGACATTCCTGTTTCTGTCAAAATTAGGGAAAATAAGCCCGGCTGCCTTTCCCCTGAGTCCTTCAATCTTGTTTTTCCATATTTTGGTGCCTTTTGGCGTATTGGTGATGATCTTTTTCAGTTTTTCCTTGGGCAGTCCCAAATTGTGGGTAAAAGAAAAGAACCAGTGCACCCACCCAGGGTATGGTTCTTCTTTCAGCTCTTCCATTATTTCTTCCGGCGTTTCATTTTCCCACTCCGGAAGCGGCCTTGCATGATTTATGTATTCTGAATAGACGGGCAGGTTTGGGTCATCCGGATTTAACGTTGCCATGAAATAATCGCTTCTCATGGCTGCTTCCTCGACAAAATCTATATCGGCAGTATTGATCTCGTCAATATAAAGGCACCCGTACTGTCCGCCAAGCGCATCCTTCCATTTCTTTTTATTCCCATACCCGACTACGAAGATGATCTTATCACCGCCTGATGTATGATATACCAGATGCGGCATTTTGTAATCCTTGCTGCCGTTGCCATTATAGTCAACCAGGATGCCAAAATCATCCATGATGCCAAGGTCCTTGTTGATGATATTCTTCTCGGCAGCCCCGGTATCATCTGCGGCTATGATATGCAGCTTTTTGGGTGACTGTGCAACCTTGAGCATAAATTTAAAGAGCCCTACTGTTGTTTTCCCTGCTGCCGTTGTTCCTTCAAGGAACTCAACACTTGCATCGCATCTGATAAATGCCTTATATTTGTCAGACAGTAATAATGCCTGCTCACTCAATCTCCTCACCACGCATCTGCATTATGATCCCATCCAGCTTTGTCTGCTCAATGGCCAGGTCGCCTGAAACGTTTGTGTCCGTCTTGGTTGTGTATCCATACTTTGACATCCATAACCCTGCCAGCTGTGACGGGATGATGCCCAGCTCAAACTTTTTTCTTGCATCCACTTCGCACTCTTCCTTCATACGCGTAACGATGTCCCTATATTTTTCATCTTCTGCATATGTTTCGTAAAATTTTGACCTTGCAATACCTGCAAATACGCAAAAACCTTCTATTGTGTAGGTAATACTGCGCTTCAATTCTTTGCTGACAAACTCCGAATTTTTTGAACTGAAATCATGGGTAAGTACCAGTTGGTTATCGCATTCTGCTTTGTATTCTTCCCATTCTTTTTCCAATGCCTTTGCACTATTAAACTTTCGTGACCTGCCCATAAACTCACCCGCTTTCTGGTTCTATTATCTGCTTGCTCTAACTGGCTCTTATTTGCATTATTACTTCACACTGCCACTTCCGTATTTTTTCAGTTTGTACTATAACACATTTTTAGTGTGTCATTCTATGTCATCTTAAAGTTTTTTAACGCTCTTGCATGAATTCTGTGAACCTGTTTCCAGCTAAAACCCATTTTAACAGCTATATCTTCCCACTTCATCAGTTTTACGTACCGATACATCAGAACATCCTTTTCGTCCTCATTCTCCATACGATTTATTTTGTCTTTTATTTCTGTACACAGTTTAGCTCTCTGATATCTGTATTTTATGTATTTCCTCCATTCTTTGTCCCATAATGCTGCATAACTTGATAAATCATTCTGGCTGGAACCATGTGGCATACCGTCATTGATCACACTGGGACACATTTTATCAAGACGGATTTCTCTTAGGATCTCCTCACTGCGCTTTATCTGACGGATGGCCTTTTCATAGCTTTTTAAGTATTCTTTTTTGATCTCACTTTCTTCTATCAACCAGGTCCCTCCTTCATTTTTCCCTTAACGATATTGCTTATTGCCGGCTCCAATCTATGGCTTGTCCGCAGTTTGGGCAGTAATCATATTCCTCTCCATCCATTTCATAGCTTTTACCGCAATTCGGGCAATCGTACATGTCATAAATCAGATTCCCCTCATTATCATACCCATCGCCCCATATATAAGGTGTCTTCGGCCTCTGCTTGTCCACGTCACAGGCGGTTTGGAGTTTTTTGATTGTTGATTTTATGTTCATTTCCAACCCAATTTTTCTTTCAATGCACTATGTCCTCTCTCGTTCCAGCGTGTGAGAGCTTCCAATCTATCTAACCCTCTTGCACCGGTTGCCCCGCATTGGATGCATTGGACGTGAAACCAGTTATCTGTTCCAAGGAAGCAACCTTTTTTGAGTTTTGCAAGCAGATACTCCTCACTATGTACTGGAACAACCACCATTACTTTCGGAAATTCTTTTAATTCCGTTCCACAGAAAGGGCAGGGAAGCGGTTCTATCAGGTATGCCATTTGTACATCAATAGGTGCTTGTCTGCTTTCTATGTAGTCTGCCAAACTAATTTGTTCTTCCATCTAATCATCTCCATTTTATTATATAACAGTATTGAATGGCATTTGTACCATTTTAATCGCTTATGCCGCCTGACTTTACGATTTCGATTGCTTCTTCAATACCTTGCTTTATTGCCTGCTCAGCGTTTTCGTGAGTGTCATAGCCATCTTCTCCGTACTGCTGACCGTTAATTGCATGTTCCAACGCTTTCTCTTCCAACTGCTCCACAACCTTGTCCACGTCATAGGCGGTTTTCTGTGCTTCAAAGTATTCAAAAAATATATCTTCCAGCATTGTAATGTCCTTATGTGCTAAGGCATATTGTATTCCTGTATCATGCTCTGTAATAAAATCCAGCAACTTACCGTTTTCCACATCTGAATCAACCAGTTTCATTTTCATCACGCTCCATTTCGTCTATTCCATTTTTCTTTGACCTTATTCAAGTCGCTACCAGTTGGATACCCGTCTTCTGGCACTGGGCAGTCTGGATTATGTATCTTGCAACAAGAATCCCTATTGTATTTTTTATTTTCTTTCTAAGCTTCATTTTCTGCCTCCGTTCCCTTAAAATTCAGCCCTTAAGTGTTATAATTGCTTTCATGGAAGCATAGCTCAGCCGGGATGGCCGTCCGCCTCACACACGGGGCCATGGGTTCGGGCCCGTTGCTTCCATTTATTTCTTCTGCAGATTCTTCAGGAAATCAACAAGATATGTCTCTGAATCTGGATTGTGCCTATATGCTTCATCATATACATTCTTATAACCCTTTTTATTTTTCTCAAGCAGATGGTAGAAGTATTCATCCGCTGCTTCATTGCTCCAATATGCGTATCTTTTTGGATATTCGGCAACAACAAGACGGCTTCC